AAAACTTTTTCATAAAGTTCAACAACATTTTCCTGATCTACTGATACTGCAGAAAGATTCTGCTTATGATAAATCTTAGAAGTTTTTACCAAATACTGTTTCGGTAGATCAGCACCTTTCGAAAGATCAGTAAATAGATTTTTTAGAAAATCTCGTTCACCTTCAATGCGACTATAACTCGCCGACGCTTCCTGCATAGCATCTTTAATTGCTTTTAGAACGACTGGATCGTTCGGTACTATGATTTGATTTGTGTCAATGACGCTCATGATGTTTCACTTTCTCTTGGTTAAACCAAATATAATGTTTTGATAAGACTGTTCACTTCTTCTTCGTTGGTGAAGAATTTCATTTTAAATTGATGCTCTACTAAATCTTGAATAACCATCAAATACGTCTTTTTAGTAGCTCCTGTGTCTACCATAGACAATTTAATCAAGAACCGATTATTGATAAGAAATTGCTTAGACTTAATCAGTTCTTGAATTCCATTTTTTGAATTTGATGGTTCTTTTTCCATAATGATAACTTAGTTAGGTTATCATTATTTAATACATCTAACGAATAGCAATTAGTTTTGGCTTCTGAGTATCTGGAACAACCCGTTCCATATCGATGGACAAGATTCCATTCTGATAATCAGCTTCTCCGACTACAATATTATCTTCAAGCATGAATTTTCGTTCAAAGTTGCGAGAAGCAATACCACACCAGATCCAATTGGGTTTAGCTGTTTCAGGTTCTGTCTTCTTACGTTCACCAGTGATAACCAATTGATTATCTTTAAGTTCGATCGTAATGTCAGATTTGTCGTATCCTGCAATCGCAAGCTGAATTGTATAATGACCAGGCTGAGACTCAATAATATTGTATGGTGGAAAATTAGATTGCATAGTATTTTTTCCATCGTAGAAAAAATTCAGTTTGTCTGCCAGTTGTCTAGCACCAATAAAATCTTTGTACAGATTATTGATGATATCATGATTTAAATATGCCATTTGAACTCCTTAATAAGCAAGTTTCTATAATTAACACAGACCCATTATGGCATCTGTGTATTCGCAACATTATCGCTGCAAATTCTTTTAGATCTATTTCCGATAGCGTATTTCGCTATCAAATCCCAATCTTTCTTTTCTTTGAACGGAACAATTTTAATATCCATAGATTCGTCAGAATCTAATACAAATTCTACATCCGACTTATTTAATATCTTACACAATTTCCAATGATCGAGTAATCTGGCAATTGTATTTCTACGTCTATAGTCGTCTTCAGTAATATCTGTTTCTTTTCTATCAAGAGCGAATAATTCTTTAAAATGAACTACTGAATATCTACCTTGTTTGTGTAAAATATGACACGATTGAAAAAGAGTTTTACTTTTTTTAGATGCAATACCAATACGAGTTAGTGTTTCTTTAATCAATAAAAACGAATCCGGTTTATCTAATAAAATCTCTACACCGACTGGCATTCTATCTTTTTGTTCTTTCTGCATTATTATTCTTTCCACCTTGTTTGGCGATTTCAGATTCTACTGCTTCTGAGCCAATTAGTTTTAATATTTCAGTACCACGTTTAGCAGATACATTCATTTTAGAACAAATATAGTCTACATGATCTATATTTAAGGAGGAAGATTCTTTCTTGGTCCACATCTTTTGAAAAGAATTGTTTTTAGGTATGCCTTTCATGTAGAAATCGTATTGAATCTTTTTGTCTAATCTGTTGTACTTGTCCATGCATTCTGCAAATAGAATAGTTCGTTCAGAATTAGAAAGAATTCGATTAATCATAAACGGAACATATTCTTTGTTGAATATTTCCTCGTTTGTGTACAAATCTTCTTTAGTCTGAAGAATTGATTTGGAAAAATCAAAGGGCGTGCTCATTTAAATTGACACTGCGACATCACTTGAACGCAAAAAGAGACAGAATTAATCTCAACATCAATGCTAAATGCTGCTTTAAACTGAGCTTCTCCAATCAAAAGAATCAATTGAGGAACAGATTGAGGAATCAGCATAGTCGAAACTTTATCATAAAACAGTCGAAAAAACTGAGTAGAATCCATTTGATTGTTTGCAATCCACGATCGCATTTTGGCAAAATTCTTATCTTTTAAAGACTGGATCAAATCGTTAATTCCAGTCTCATCAACGATCGCAAGAATGCCTGAATCAATCTCTCCGGCTGACGAATAACGCTGAAGTTCTCCAATTGTTTTGCGGAAATCTGGAAAATTCTTTTGCACCAATGCAGCTACAGCTTTTTTATCGTAAGTAATATTTTCTAATTCTAGAATCTTACAAACACTTTTAAGCATTTGCATCATCGCCGATGACTTTTCGTCTTTAGAAAATCTAAAATCTACACGAGTCATTCTAGACTGCAATGGCTGAATTATTCGTTCTGGATAATTACAAGTAAAGATAAAAACTGCATTATCAGAAAAAGTATCTAGAAAACCGCGCATTGCTGGCTGGCTTTGAGCCGATACATAATCAAATTCATCCATAATTACTAACTTGCGCGAATCAGTAAAAGATACAGTCGATACAAACTGTGTAATCTTGGTTCTCAGAATATCTATAGACGAATCAAGACTAGAATTAATAAAAAGCACATCTGCATCGAGTTCGTTGGCAATTGCATATGCCAAAGTACTCTTACCAGTTCCCGGAGAACCAGAAAACAACCAAACAGGAAGTTTTCCAGACTTAAGCTGATCTTTGACCATCTTTTTTGTTGAAGCCGGAAGAACTACATCATCAACTTTCTTTGGGCGATATTTCAACTCCCAAACTAAATTCTCAAGACTCATAATAAAATTCCATAATTAAAGACTGAGTACAAAATTATTAAGCCCAACTTGAATTTTTCTCGCAAGCAGCAAAGAATTCGTATTCTGAAGTCTTAGATACAAACTGTGCAATTTTCTTAGAACTTAAATTGACATCATAGATACTCATCGGCATCTTTAGATTTTCTAGTTTGATATAAGAACTGAATGTCTGATCGGTAACTCCAGATTCAATAATAAAAGTATTTGACGAAGGATTTTTCGGATCAAGCACAGTACATGTAAGAACTGAGCCATCTCCTTGAATAAGTAAATCTGTTGCAGATAGAACTGAACCGGCTTTCAGTAAAGATTTAAGATTTTCTTCAGATAATTCAAATGAAACATCTGGAGCTGGCATTTTAATTGCTTTGTCAGGATAATCTAAAACATCAGGAGAAGCGAAAACATATTGAACTTTGTTCTTACCTTGAGAAATAGTAACTGAATTATCAGATAGAGTAAATTCTGGATCTGAGAATAGAGAAATTACGCCCAATAACTCTGAAAGATTATAAATACCGAATTCTTGCTCAAACGTATCTGGAACAGTAGCTGTAACAAAAATATTTTTCGACACCGTACGTGTCGTCAACTTATTACCCGGTTTAATAAGAATATTTTGGTTGATTGAAGCAAAATTACGAAGTGTATCTAGTGTGATTTTTGAGAGTTTCATTATAAAAGATCTTCCATGTTAAAATTAAATTATAATTGGTAAAAAGAGTTAAGTACAATTTTTATATGTACCATTCAGGAACAGGTCGAGAATTGACTTTTCCTGACCAGTTTGCAATATGTCGTTTTTCTTGAATGTAATATTTTCTGTATGAAGAAACTACATCGCCAGGAATTATACAAGATTCTGGCATAGCTAGATAAGGCAATTCAAACGGCTTATCATTTTTGATATTATGTGGAATATTGTCGAACAACCAATCGACCAGACCATCTCGTTCGGTTTTATGAACTTTTCCGTACCGATATGTATATTCTGAGCATAATGCTCGTAATAGCAAAGTAGTCCAGATATATTGTTGAGGATCTTCCCTGACATATCTGGCAGAAGGATGATTTATATGCGTAGCTTTATATAAAAGCTTTTGAGCATGCTCGTATTGCTTTTGCTTACGCCCAGCCGGAGATAAGCCAGTGACTAATATATTCATACGCCGTAGAGTTGTTTCAGTCTAGATTTTGTTTTCAAGCGTATTCATAAATTTATTATAATACAACTTAACATATGTGTAAATTAAGTGTCATACCCCCAGATTTTGTTTTCTTCATCATACCAAAACCCGCAATCAGATGTAAAGAAATCAGCCACAGAAACTTCAGCTAAAATATCATTGACTTTCTGGCCAGCTTCGCTAAAACAGAATTACCCAGTCGAATATTTTTCTCTATGGGCACAAACTTTTTTAGTAGTTAATTTATCGCTAACCAACGGAGGCAGTGCTACATAAAAGTCTTCTGTTAATATCAAGTACATACAAGATGCTATCTCAGAAAGATCAACATATTCTTTATCATAAACGGCGTGTTTATGCTTAGTTTCCCAATCATCTTGAGAAAAATATTTTTCATATCTATCATCAACCTATTTAGATTTAAATGCAACAAACAGATTTTCGAACCCGATTATATGCATGTTTTGATCTAGATCAAAACAATTAGGATCAGCTACGAAATATTCATGAATATAAGGATGTTCCCATAGCAACACATCTAATGATCGATAATTTCCTTGTCAAATAAGTAATGGTTCTATATCTGGAAAATCTAACTCTTTACTCATAATTGTCCTATCTTAGCTAGCAGTCCGTGGTTGTCAGAATGATCTGGGCCAACCCATCCAGTTGGCTTAATAAGATCTGGCAATCCGAACGGATTTGGTCGAGATGCTTTGACTCCGGGTTCTTTTGTCATGTTAGCTTCAAACACTTGATTCCATGCTTTAATTCCGTCTACATCAAACGCATCTAACGTTCCAGTAGCGACCACTGTCAGATCAATTAGCGCGTCGACAACTTCTTCCCAATTCTGTTCAGCAGCAGCTGCTTTTAATTCATTCATTTCTTCATCCAAAAAACGGATTCTGAACTGCAAAAATTCTTTAAGCATTTCTGGAGAAAGTTTTCGAACTGATTCGTTAACTTTAAATTTAGTGTGCATGATTCGCATGTCGTTGAACAAGTATTGGCTCATAATGTTTCCTTAGTTGAAAAAAGTTTCTAGGGTTGTCTGTTCTAAGTCTTTAGTTTCGTATGTCTTAGAATTGTTATATTGGTAAATTAAATTTCCACTTACCATTTCTCGTTTACCTTCAAGTACTGCTTTGATTTCGCTGGCCATGTCATATGCAGTACTAACTGGAACATTTTGACATACATGATTTAAATTCTTAGTCGGATTAAGCAATTCAAAATCATTTGGTAATCCCATTAGACTCATACATTCTCTAACAGTCAGATATCGATCTTCTTCTGTATGTGTCATTGATGTAGGAAAATGACCGACGAAAGCTCCAATACGGTCTTTAGGTACATAAGTCATCCTACGCATAATATTTCCGCCGGAAGCTAATTTGTCTGACATGGCTTGAGTTTTTCTAGACATTCTAGAATAACCGTATTTATCAGCCCAAAGTTTTGCTACGCCATAATTAGACTTAGATTCAATCCAATCTAGTACATCAGTCGATCGACTAAGTTTAGAAACAAATTCCGAATGACTTATTCCACCTTCTAATTCTTCTAAAATAAACTTATAGTAAAAATCGTCTTTAGAAGGGGTTTTGGTATTTGTCAGATCTTGCTGACTCAGACCAGTCGGAATTGTTTTAAAGAAGTCTTCAATTTTCAAATACGGAGTTTCGAAATAATTAAAAATCGGAACTTTATCTCCAGCCCAAAAGAAATAAAAAGATCTTTCGCGAACTTGGCTTAAACCATGCAGTAAAGATTTAGTTCTATAGATAGACATAGTATATCCGTTGACTTTAGCAATCGCTAAAAGCTTTTCTACGATCGGAGCTCCAAGTTTGCTAGCAAATCGCGGAGAGTTTTCTCCCCAAAATACTTTTGGTTTGATTTCTTCTAAAACATATTTTGCAGTTCCAGTCATCCAATCATTGATTGCCGAATCTGAACTAGATGTAGTCGAAAGAGAACTCAGCCCAGCGCACGGACACACGGTATTCACTACATCTACTGAATACGGATGTTTTGTATTATCGTCTAGAACATAATAAGGAATGTCTTTGAGATAATTCACCAAGTGAGAATCATTGTTAATGAATGCTTTATAAGAAAGCAAGTATTCTGGTCGAGAATCAAAAGCTTTCATTTGAGCAATCGTTTCTCCGCCGATTAAAGGAATAATAGATGCATGCTTCATGATAAACAATCTAATTTAGGAACGTTATACGAATCAATAAATCTCTTAGATTCTTCATTATTAAGACCAACAATCTTTTCTAGAGGAACGTTGTTAGTCAAAGCCTTTTTAATCGTAAACCAATTTACTTTGGCATTATAAAGATCTTTTTTAGTATCTAGACGAACCAATCCAAGACCCCATTTATCGATAAGCGCAGTAGTATTTTTGATGCATCGCTCTTTCAGAGCATCTGCAGTTGCAGACATTGCAGATACTCCAGACTTTAGAGATGGAGTATTATAGCTGAAGATCAAAGCAGTCGATCCTTCATTGTATACGCATTGTTGAATGATCATATCATAGTCATCCCAACCAGAATCTTCGTCGTATGTCAGATTTAGTTTAACACAACTATCAATATTCATATGAATTGCTTGAACCGTCTGAGCATATCTTTTTATAAATGGATTTTCGCTCAGATTTCTAAAAGTAAATTCCATATTGTTGACTGGTCCAGAATATTTCAGATTGTTGGTTTTTACTACATGTTCCCAGAAACCAAACAAAAAGTTGTATGACATTAGAAATTTTTTGTTTCTAAAATTTCCAGTATCTTCGCCAAACGAACCAATTGGAAGATAAAAATCAAAACAATCGTCTTCAATAAAGAATGCATCTGAATTCTTATTTCGAATATTCCAGTCAAGAATATACTGGCGCTTTCCGGTCAAAGTGAGATGTTTTTTCTCTAGCGGAATATAGACAACATTAACATTAGTTAATTTCTCAAATCTAGAATAAAGATCTTTCTGATCTTCATATGTAAAAACAAAATATTTGTTCTGTACATCGATCTGCTTTTCTAAACTAACTAGAAATTTAGAACGTCGCGGATCAAATTTATGAGACAACACACATACAGGAAAATCGTATGCTTGATCATCTCTAAAAGACTGAACTAAAGATTTGACCTGCTCAGTTCCAATACTCGGAATGTCCAGATATGTTTGTATTTCTTCGTTTATAGTCATTTTGTAATCCAATATTGATTTTCTGTCCATTCACTTGGAGTTCCAAGAGAAAAGTATTTATCTAGTTTAACATATTTTACCATTAATTGGTTCTTATCCAAAATATTTTTAAACGCATTGTCTAGATAAAATTCGCCATTAGTTTTAATCTGTTTCTGAAATATTTCATCGATAGAATCTAGCAAATCTTGATTGTTTCTCACCCAAAAACTTCCGATTAGAACCATTTGATCTGTTAAAACTTCGTTCAGTTCTTTAATAGAAATCGATTTGATAGATCCGTTAGTTTCTCCAGATACCCAGGCAAAACTGTTTTTGTTTTGCCTGGCAAATTGGCTTGGTTCAGATGTAAAAATAATGACATCTGCAGTTTTCTTCAGTTCAATGAATTCAGGAACAGTATATTTAGCGATCAGATCGCACGGAACAATTAGTGTTTCTCCGACTACATCTTTGCATGCTTCAGAATAGGAAAAAGCTGCGCCGATTTTATTTGGTGTAATCAGACTTACATTGTACCCATTCCAGAAATGCGAATGTTCTTTTGATCCAACATATCTGATCTCAGTTTTCAACTCATCAAACGATTTGGTGATTTCTGTAATAAAATCCGATTCACCAAGAGGAATAAATGGTTTTGGCTGTTTAAATCCAAGATTCAAAAATCTTTCGCCTTTACCGGCCGACAAGATGATTGTGTTTTTAATTTCTGCATATGTATTTCTTAACTCTTCTAGAGCGTTGAGTTTAGATTTAGCATATTCAAAATCTACAGGAGTTCCAAATTGATAAAACTTTTCTACTTTTCTGTATACTTTACAAGTATAGTAATCTGAAATCTCGTTATAAGCTAGCGATGCATAATATTCTCCGTTCAATTTCTTACCAGAAGAAACTAAACTTGAAAAAGCAATCCACATTTTATAGAATGTAGAAAAATAATAAAGTCCCGGAGACCATAGTTCAGAATGACGTTTTTTGCTTTGATATTTTTCTTTTACTTCATAGATTCTATCATCTTCATCTACTTTGCATGCTGCATATACATTGTCAGGATTTTCCAAATGAGGATGATAACCAGAATAGCAAGGAATAATTCCGTCTGCATTTGTTTCTTTGGCAAATTTTAAGAAATCAGAATAATCCCATTTCATTCCATAGTCGCAATAGCTAATGATAACAGGATCAGTACCGTTGATGTATTTTTCTAGTTCATCGCGAACTCCACAAATAGCTCCAACGGGTCCTAGCTTTTGACCAGAATAAACTAAATGTTTATATTTTAAATTTTCAATAGAGCTCAAATGATCTTCTAAATCTTCATATGATTCTGGTGAAGAAATAAAGAAAAACTCATCATTATTAACATCAAAGCAATCAATAACATAATCAATAATTTTCTTAGATCCTACAACAGGAATGAGTGGCTTAAATTCAGCATATCCAGCGTCTTTGAATCGTTGACCATTTCCACTGGCCGGAATAATAATTTTCATTTCTGCATCCTATAAATTTCGTTTAGATCAGTTCTTAATTTCCAAGAAGTTGACGAGCTAAGAACATTTAACTCTAGACCATTCATTTGACTAATCAGTTCTATATAGTGTCTGAACAACCAAAGCTCTAAGTTGGAAGCGTCAACTACATCATCTGGTGTATATGAACGTCTACAACTATTTGAATCAAAGAAATCTGTTTTAATCTTATCATATAATTCTTTAATTCTTTGAGTTGAATCTGATTGCAAGACGACACCGTGATTTCGTAACCATAAAACTTCTTCAGTCTGCCCTTCTACTGCTGCAGCTAATTCTGCTCCTGGATTAGCGTAATCAATAGATTTTCCGTAAGCAAATTCATAGTTTGAACATAGGTACGGAAGAACATATACCGGATGGTAATGAAATACGAATTTAGATTTCAGATTCAAATGCATTGAAATCTCCATCGATGGCTTCAATGCATTAGCGCAAAAAGATTCTTTTCTAAAGTCATATGACGTTCTAGAAACCCCATCTGACACAAAACAGATAGAAATAGAATGATCAGATTTCATATTTTCACCAGACGATTTAATGGCAATCAAGTCATCAAATTTAACAGAAATATTTCCGCCTTTGCTTGGCGCATCTAGAACAGTTACCAAAGAAGTTAATTCTTTATACTGATCTAGCATTTCACGAGTACTATGTTTCATATCTATTTTCTTTAAGGTCTAATACTAAAGTCTTAACGACAGAACTAAGATCTTTATAATCTCCGGTCAAAACTAATTTCCCATCTGTGTGCTGAAAGTTTTTAAAAGTCAATTCATCATTGATAATGATATTATACTTCTGATTAGAATCTACGTAAATTAAAAAATTGGCGAATTCTTTCTGAATTGCGATGTATTTAGAATAATCTTCTTCTCTACTGGTTATGCTTCTTTTGACTTCATCTTCAGTTTTTTGACGGTGAATTGAATCTCGCTCGATTTTTTGAAAATCCGCCAATTCATTATCGATGAAAATTCTAATCTTTACAAAATCGCCAGTTACTTCATTGTATAGCGAATGAAGTCCGTCGATAATAACTACATCTAACGAATCATGCTTTATACTGACAGGAGAATCGAACTTGCCAGAGCAGTGATTGTAGATCGGAATATTGACATTAGAAATTCCATGGTAGATGTTTTTAATGTCGAGACCAAGCTGAATGAGATTATTAGATTTTGGATTGTAATGCGTTAGTTTTTCCCATGCTTTACTATTTCTTTCAAACTTATGATACCCATCGCCTTCAATGATAGAACATTTCCAGACTTCATTCAATACTGAACTAATTGTGGATTTGCCAGCTCCAGATTTTCCTGAAATACTGATCATTAGTTTAGTGCAGTTATACGGATAATAGTCAATTCCGAGATGAGCAGTATTGTCAGCTAGAGAGTCTCCGAACATAATGATTTCAGATTTCAATGGATTATTTGCTAATTCCATCGCATAGTCGAACAAAACTTGATCTGGTTTCTCTGCTTCAAACTCTTCGCTTGTCACTAGAAAATCTATGTACTGACTTAGCTCAAGAATTTCTAACTTTTTGATTTGAGGAAGAACATAAAAGTTCGTAATTGCAACTACAGTTTTTCCTGACTTATGCGCATGTTTTAGCATCTCAGCCATGCTTTTATCAACATACATATTAGCATGAAAAATGTTTTCATACTGTTCATACATCTTCAAAGATTCTGAAAAATGAATGCGTTTTTGTTCACACACTTTTTTGAAGTTGAATTCTTTGCGATGATGGTTTACTTCTAATTCTCTTTTCTTTATGCTCTTTTGTGCTAGTTTATAATCTTCTTTTGTAAAAGAAAATTTAGCACATACAGATTCCAATGCTTTCTCATGCGCATAAGAATAATTGAATAATGTGTTATCAACGTCAATAAAGATTGTTGCATAACTGTCAATTATTTTTTTAAGATTAATCATTAATTCCTCCAGAGTTGAGGATATTTAGTGCATATTGAAAAAGGTCCAACATTTTCAAAAATTGTTTTCTTGACAGATTCTATGTGTCGTACATATTCAAGCGAATATAGTTCTGGTGAAACCACAATAAAATGCTGATATCTAGAAGACAAGTATAACATTCTAGAAACGAATTGTCGATACTGTTTGGAGTCAAAATTATCAAATTCTGAATAGTCAAGCCACATGTATTTTGGTTTGATCAAAGAAATAAACTTGTTTGACGGTAACTCTACATCAGAAAGTCTGACAATAAATCTGTGAGCAATTTCTGGATACTTCTTCGAAAGTCTCAGAATATCGGGAATCTGACTGTCTAGAAAATAGTAATCATGATCTTTCATCATATCGATTAATTCTTCTTCGATGCCAGATTCTTTGATGTTCAAAATAATATTCTTTTCTTTAAAAAGATTCAACTTATCTTTTAGCAGAGGATATGTATCAGAATGATTCAATCTATCGTGGTTTAATACTAACCCGTTGATAGAAGAACGAATATCTATTTCAATTCCGGATTCAGAAATTTCTTCTGAATCATTTTGCCGATGAAGAAAAATGTCAATCATAGATATTCTGAATCAGGGTACAACTCAGCATACTTTTCTTTTAAAATGCTGATTTCACCAGTCTTAGCATAATGATCTATCAAATAATAATGTCGATCGTAAATATGTTGAGATGATCCAGTCCAAATCAAATCTCCTACTTCAACATTTAAATCTTTAGCTAAACGACGCTGAACTTCTGACGCCCAAAAAACGTCACCCTTGTAACCGTGCACAGAATCGTTACTGCGAAAAATGTAATGACTTACTAATCTGTTATCGCGTATAAAAAACATATTAGCAATAGTACAAATAAAATCAGACATTCCGTCTTTATTCCATTCACTGTGAATGTTAGGCCTAACATAAACCATTTCGCCTTGACGTGAATTTCTATCTAATTTTAGTTTTTCTAAAACATGCTTATATTGACTTCCATTTTCTTCAGACCAAATACACCATCCGTAGTTTGAGTTAATTCGGCCGTCTGGTGTAGCTACTCTTTTCCAAATAGTAGGAATATTGCCTTCAATGTCGTTTACATTTCTTGAAATACTTTCATACCATTCTAATTCTCTCTGATTCCAATCATGATTGATTTCTCCGAAAATAACTGGTTCGTCTGCAAGAAATGTTGCGCCAATAATCTCTACTGTATTACCGACGAATTCTTTATTCAAGAACTTTTCTAAAAACTGATCTCTAATATTCTGTACTGTTTGCATTTTAAACCTCTAAAAAATTAATAATTGTAGGCAGAAGCTGATCGAATCCGCCGATGTCTGTAATATTTAGCATCAATTTATTTGGAATAGTAGAGCATTCATATTCTGAAATAAATGATTTTCGAGTCTCTTCATATTCTTCTACGGATGTCTCTAGAGACATGCCATCTTCGCGCGATTTAATCTTATCGGCATAGTCAGTAATAACAATCAAATAAACTTGATCATCTTCATAGTATTCAAAGTATTGCTCTAGATCTGCGCAAGTATAATCTTTCGGATAGTTGCGAAACTTGCGTCCGTATACTGCTGCGCCAAGATGAAACCTATCTGTAATGACGCTTGTATTGTCGGATAGAATTAGAAACTGGTCAAACAAAAGAGCATAGTTAGATTCTTCCCATTCTTGCATTTCTTTTATAGAATCTAATTTCGGAGGACTTCCTGCATGATGGCAAATAACTCCAGGCCCGAGTAATTTAGACAGCTGAGAAGTCAGAGTTGTTTTAGAACAGCGATCTTGACCTTCAAGGATGATAATTCGATTTTTTGACATAATTTATTTCTTAGAAAAGAGAGACATTAGATTTAACGCTTGAGCTTTTGCATCGTCTAAAGCATTATGATGAAGAGTTCTAGCAGATGATTTAATCTTAGAAATTCCAAATAAATTCACCACTGTACGATAACAACGTTCGTCATAATATTTCCATGGAACTTTTTTGTTCAACACAATATAAGCGTTTTCTAGAATCACGTTATCGAACGAAACCCCATTTCCCCACACAGGCAGTGATGTAGGTCCAAACCAAGAAGAAAACACATCTAATGCTTCTTCAAGAGAAGTTCTATTATTTTTTAGACTTGCATACGCTTCTGGTTTCTGAGTTTTCCACCACTGAATAGTTTGAATCTGAATATCAAGTCCATGAGCTTTACAAGACAAAGGATCTATGTTAACATAGAACTCGTCTAAAATAGAAACTCCATCGAATTTTACAGCTCCAATCGAGACTATAGCTGCAGTCTTAGATTGACTTAGTGTTTCTAGATCGACCATCACATTTACGTCTGACATTAGTATTTCCTTAAAGTTACTTTGAATAATTTTAATCTATTAAAGTGTGTACGTAAAATAAATTTAAAGCTTCTAGAAGATGATCTATAGATCGATTCAATAGATACTATAGACAGTAGGTATAGATCATCTTCTGCACGATTCTAGATGTTTCTACAGAGGTTAGTATGCGGTAGCATACCGTCTCTGAGCTAGCTCAGCAGACGATCTATAGATGTAGGATAATCTATTGATTCAGTATGAAAACATGATAGACACGATTCTAGACACATCTAGAGTGGTTGTAGCAGATAAAATCAATTTTCTAGACTATTTCTAGACTATTTTACGTTTTATTGAATACTCTAGAGTGGTTCTAGAAGATGATCTATAAATCGATTCAATAGATACTATAGACAGTAGGTATAGATCATCTTCTGCATGATTCTAGATGTTTCTACAATGGTTTATAAGATCCAGCTCAGTATATAAAGCTTTCTAGAGCCCGTCTCAGTATATAAAGCTTTCTAGAGTGTAATGCCTCGCTAGCGCTCGGCATTGCCATTGCTGTCGCAATGCCGTTTTAGATACGCGAAGCGTTGTATACGCGAAGCGTTCGAAGCACATGAAGAGAATATGGCTCATGTTAATGAGCAGAATTATGCTTTCTATAGAATAATTATAAGTGCTGATTCTATGCGTGTACAATTCTTTTTAGATCGATAATCTATTGATTTTAAAGACTATTTCTAAAAAGTTACATTTAGTAACAATTTCTAGTAACAATTTCGCTCTAAAAATTGTACAAAACATTCAATCGAGCATACAATAGCATATCAACGTTATTTAAGTTGAATACCGAAATTAAAGGATGAATTTAAAAATGGATCGTACTCAAGAGATTTTAACTGCTTTTGAAGTTCTAGGATTTTCTCCTAGAAACAATCAAGTAGAAATCATTAATCAAATCATTGTTTCTTTTATAGAAAAGAAAAAGAAAAATGTTATTTTGTGTGCTGGTACTGGAATTGGAAAATCTATTATTGCAGCTGTAGTAGCAGAAGTGCTTAAACATATTTCTGACTCTAATCTGGCTGGAATTTACTTATCTTCAACCAATCAGCTGATTGATCAATATGGAGATTCTTTTAAGCATCTTTCAGAATTTAAATTCTTTAGAGTTAAAGGCGCTAATAATTATAGTTGCGAATATTTTAGACAGCTAGGGAATTCATTCGCAACAGGAGAAGAATGTGTTAAATCAGAGCTGTCTGAAATGGAACAGCAGAAATATTGTTCCAATTGTTCATATGACCGTAGTAAAAAGATTATTAACAAAACAGAAAATCTGATTACAAATTATTCGTACTTCATGATTTCTAAACTAAAATCTGATCATCTTTTAGATAGAAACCTTCAAGTCTTTGACGAAGCGCATTTGCTTAACGAAACATTCTGTTCTCAGATCTCTATTGATGCATCTGTAGATTCGTTGAATAAATTATGTGATGTACTTAATGATCTGAATGGAAAAGCAGATAACCAAAAAGCAGATCTAGTTTTATTCCGAAAAGAAATTGAATTTCGAAAAATCAACAATTATAATTATAAGCAAAAGATTACCGATCTTCTGAAAATTTACACTGCAATTATAGATGTATGTTCTCACCAAGCAGCACTAATACCAGATCTTAAAGCTAAAAACAAAGTAAAGAAAATTCAGACAAGATTTGCCAGATTAGCTGATCTAATTGACTCTTTCTTAACGAACAAGTATGATCATGTATTTGATGACACAATAGATAAACAGATTTCAATTAAACCGATTTTCGTTGCAGATATGATGCATAAGCTAATTGGGAGATACAATCTTTTCATGTCTGCGACTATTTCTAAAGAGTTTGCTGAAACTACTTTCAATCTCAGAGATACTGATACTGATTTTATTAATCCAGAAGACGTTTTTCCAAAAGAGAATAAACCGATATTTTTTATCGGGAAAGAGAATTTAAACTACTCGAAAATGCAAGACCCGCAGACATTTAAAGATATGGCCAAAGTCATACATTATATTGTCGAGCATCACAAGAATGAAAAGGGTATTATCCTAGTTCCGTCGTTTTATGCTTCAAAAATGCTAGTAGATGCAATTCCAAAATCAGTCAGACTTTTTGTTCACACTCAAGGAACAAAGTCTACAGATATTGTAGAAGAATTTAGAAAACATAAAGGATCTGGAGTACTGATGTCACCTTCTATTTTTGAAGGGCTTGATTTTGCAGGAGATCAATCTAGGTATCAGGTAATTTGCAAGACACCATATCCAAGTTTAGGCGATCTTAGAGTCAAAAAAATAGCCGATTCTTACGGGAACATATATAAAGAAACCACTTTATATAAAATCCTACAAGGAATCGGCCGGTCGATTAGAAGCTCTGAAGATACTGCAGTTACTTATTGTCTAGATAAATCTACTGAAACTCTCTTTAAATCAAGTCTGAATATTTGGAAAGACAGATACGAAATCATGAAGTAGAATCATCTAAGTCTGACAAATCTGTCTTTCGTGAAGGTTTTTTTGAATTCTTTTTAGAAAGTTTTTCTTCGAGAAATTTCATCTTGTTATTTAGATGTTTCTTAATTTCTTTAGAATCTAGCCAAAGCTCTACACCAGTTCTAACGTCTAGCATTTCTTTATCTGTTAAGAATCCTTCGTAAGTAGAATGCAACAGTTCATTAGAAGTTTTGGTCGAGAAATCTGCATGGCGTTGCACCGAATGCATATTTCCGCCATAACCCAATTGAACTGTATGAATCATCATTGTTGCTGAATCTGTCACGATAATATTGTGACAGTGTAGAGCAATGATACTAGCAGCAGAATGACAATCTCCAGTTAAAATTGCAACTACGGTCGCATTTGTTGTTTTAATCGCTTCAATTATTGCCAGAGTAGAGCTTAAGTAACCACCGATTGAATTGATGATAATGTTAAAAACGTCATTTGAACCAGCTGAATACAGTGCTGAAATTAAATCGCGATATTTTTTTGGTTCTCCGATTTCTTCGTCGATGAAGACTTGATATTGAACAATTTCGTGCTTGTTCATTTTGATCATTGGAGATCTGTTATTGTTTTCGTCTGAACTAGAAATCAGTTCAATGATTTGGTCTTCTTGGCTAGCTTTCATATTATTCCTTTTTAGTTAATTCTACTAATTTCTTTCCCCACACTGAAGTCTGCTCAATGAATACTTCTACAGTTGGACTTCCTTCGACAACCATCAGAATAACTAAATCGTTAATCTTGATTCCATATCTTTCGTATACCATGATTGCATATGCAGCGCATTGAAGAAAGTAAGAATTGATTTCTTCTCGATACTTCAATCTAGAGCTGGTCTTAAAATCTATAATCGCGATCTTACCATCGTATTCAGCAATACAATCTACTGTCCCTGCCAGACCGATTATTTTAGAATACATTTGATGCTCTAGAGCGAATACATTATCAACATGCTGTTCTAAATGGTTTTTCATCGCAATAAAATCTTGCTTGTAGAACATCGAGATATCATCCCACGGCTTATTTAGGAGAAGATTTTCGCAAGCTAAATGGATTGCAGTTCCTCTAGTAGCAGCATTAGAACAAATTCTTTCTGCTTCTTTTTCTCCTACAGCATTTTTCCATTTTTCAAGATGTTCTTTACCAGAACTAAATTGACTCACGAAAGAAGTAACTGATCTATACTTATTTCCTTCTAAGTCAATGTAGTATCTTATTGGACCAGAATCGTCTCTGACTAGTTGAAAATTCTGATGTTTCACAGTTTCATAACAAGAAAAATTTTTCATACTAGATATTCTATAAGTTTTTTGTTGTTATATGGATATTCGTCGCAAATTGCTCCTACAAATCCATCTATAACCTTTTCTGAAGCATCTAATACTATTGCTTCATGTGGATACCCAAACTTATAGTTAACTATCAGTTTTGTGTATCCCAATAGCTGATCTGTTACTACCTGTCCGTAAAAAAAATTAGAAACTAATTTTGCATTTTCTATATCTTCGAATAAAGTTTCAGACTTTGGTGGGATTTTGAATTTCATCATGTTTTCTCATTACAATTTTGTGTTCTTTGGCAAACTCACTTGTATTCCAAATCTTGTGGCTATTCTTTAAATTTCATTTATAACCCTAACTTTTCACATGTAGTAATCCATGACCGGCAGAATCCTGAACGAACAATATCGTCTGGAGTGAATTTATAAGATCTAAATTCTGGCATTGATAATGATACTTGCAGAAATTCTTTGAATCCAGAAACATCGTTCTTTGTTTTAATCAAATCGTTTTGTACCATATCTCCACATACGAACAGTTTGGAATTGTTTCCGATTCGAGTCATAACAGTATTCAGTTCGTGCCAATTGCAAGACTGAGCTTCATCAATAATAACAATACAATCGTTGAACGTAGTTCCACGCAAAAAACTAGTTGACATAAACTCGATCTTAAACGCTTCTTTAAGTTTATCATATGCATGATAATTTTTAGTTAGATCGCCACAAATATCTTTGTATGGCAATTCATAAACCGCAGCCTTCTCGCTATCAGTTCCCTTCAAGAATCCGACATCTCTAGTCTGAACGGCAGATCTAATTAGCACAATTTATTAGCACAATTTTCTTGTATGTAGTTTCTGTATCTAAAATTTCTTTTAGCGCCAAATACATAGCGCAATAAGATTTACCGGTTCCTGCCGAACCATGAAGAACAAATCCAATATTATCTTCTGGAGCATTTTCCCAAGCAGAAAAAATATCTTTCTGAGTATCAGTCATCGGAGCAATTTTCTTTAAATCTGATAGCTTTGGCATTTTTCCGCTGTTTGGAATTACTTTGACGTTCATGTCAACAAGCATTTCTTTTTCTAAGGCTTTCTGCTGACGAGCTATTCTTTTTGCTGTTCTTTCAGTCTGAGTAGTTGGACTAGATTTTCTTGGTGTTGCTGGAGCACGTGCCATATATGGTATTTCCTTTTATAATTGTTTTGAAACCGTAGAAGCTAAATATGTGATATTCGTCAGAAATCCTTTCTCAAATATATCTTGAAGATTTATCCAAATGAGACCCAGGCGAAGCTTTATGAACTTTGTTAAGCACTTCTTTAAATCCCTCTGGAACTTTACTTCCGTAGCCACCAGATACTACTGTAGAATATCCGACCAACGGAGAAGATAGACATCGGCTTAATTTTCCGATAGTTCCGCAATTTTTACATTCATCGTTTTCGACCAAATCTCTGTCTGAAATTGGCTTATTTAGTTCGGATACTTGATTGCATTCTGAACAAACGTAATCATAAAGAGCCATTTGATAATTCCTTTATTTCATGTTGAACGATCATATCATACACTGTAGTCGGAATCATAACTAGAACAATGAATGATCCAAATAAATGAGCTCCGATCGCCAACGGAATCGTTAGTAGCGTCTTTAGTAAAATTCTAAGATGAAACATATTAGACTAATTTCAATTTCGTAGACGGAGTAATGATTTTACCAAATCGTTCATTATAATGATCAAGCAATTCTTTACTTGGAAAAGCAATAGAAGCAATTGATGACGGAACAGCGAATCCAGCTTCTTTATCGGCATACGGCATAAATTCCATAAATCCCATTCTGCCTTGACCACGTTCATCTACGTCAGTAATGATTTGAATGATATCTCTACAGAAATAAGAGCCTGCGTTTTCTACGACTGTAGCTAGAATTTCTACACCGTCGGGCATTCTTAAAATTACAACTTGTTTATCCATTATCTATCTCACTTTCGTTATAAAAAATTTTATTTACTGACTCTACTGATCCACATTCTTTGCACTTTATTCCAAAATGCAAAAATCCATTTTCTTTCCAAGTAACCACGTCGCATTTGTTTTGTTTGAATAAATGCTCTAAGAAATGTATTAGTTTTTTTATCATAATAAAAAAAGGGGATCAGACTATCAATCTGATCCCCTATGCGTTTAGCCGATTTGATTGATTCAAATCTATTTATAAAGAAAATTACTCGTCAATCAAACTTTGAAAAAACGCAGAATCATCGTCATCGTCAGATACTACAATTGGAGGCTTTTTAGTTTCAACAGTTTTTGGTTTAACTGCTAAAGCTGGTTCTTCTGCAATTTTAGTCAATTCATCTAGTTCAGCGTCATAGCTGCTTTGACTTGCTGGTTTAGCATCTTGACCGGTAACCCAAAGAAACTTGCTCTTGAGTTCTTCTTTTGTCTTGAATTTAGAAGGAGCAATTTCTTCAGCCAAATCATAACGCTGAGACAGAACTTCTTCAATACGTTTTTTTCCGCCAGCAATTGGCTTCTTAGAAGAGAACTTAGAAGAATCATAATTAGGAAAATTTGCTACGATAGTCATGCGTAGCAAGAAGTCAGCACCTTCTTCTGGTTCAAACACATTGACTGGTTCTTCTCCAAGATCTTCGTCTGGCTTAGCTGCAGCAATGATCTTATCGAAGATTTTCTTGCCGTATTTAAATTTAAATACTTTACCTTCACTCTCTGGATTTTCTTGATCTTTAACGACCAAAATGTTAGAGATATAATTAAGCTTTCGAGCTCGAGCAGAAACAATCTTTTTGTTTTCTTCCAATCCAGAATTCCAAAGTTCACGATTCATATCAGCGATATAATCTTGTTCTCCGATAGTAGACAGAGAATTCTCGATATACCAACGATTTGTTGTCGGATCTTTAAAAGAATGAGTGTAAATACGGACAAACGGAATATCAGTAGTTTCTTTGTTAGGTAAAAACCGAATCACTGCAGACGCATTTCCAGCTTTATCTTTGGTCAATCTCCAAAAATTTTCGGAGCCATCATCATATGATTTCTTTTTGGCGGTCACGGAATCGATTTGCGCCAGGAGAGATTCAAAATTCATTGTAGCCATTTTAGTAGTTTCTTTCTTAAGTAATTGGTGGTTTGGTATTGTCAGACCACACGTAACTGACATAACTATTTATTGCGTGTGTAAAAATTAATTTTATCACATATAGACGAAATCAGAAATTTTTAAAAAGAACCGAATCTAGAGTCATAACTCCAGATTCCAGTTTTAGTTTCTTGTTTTGGCGTCATATTAGCATGCAACGAATACAGTCTCATTAACGCATCAAACACGTCTGAGTCAAATCCTTTTCTAGATCCATTTCTGGTATCAGCCAACAAATTTTCAAAGAATGTATAAAACAACTGGTCACCCCACGAAAATGATAATTTCTTAGCAATAATTTCGTGCTTAGATTTGATCAGCTGAAAATCGGGGTTTTCTATTAAGTCCATTAGTCAGGCATGAAAGTTTCTGATACAGAATATTTCACCGTCTGAGTATCAAGCCAATTGAGACTATTTAGAAAAATAGAAGGCTTCATGGTAGATGCAAAGTCAATTGCTGCATCTCTAGCTTCTTCCATCGTTTCACAATCTACATCAACATAATGTCTCACATCAACTGCTACTGAATAAGTTTTAGTTTCATTAATCATTTTCGTCCTTTTCTAAGTTTAAAAATTCTTCATTACTGTGGACGAGTCCATTCACGCCCAGCTTGATCAACCCAAAGACCTGTTCTAGGGTTATATGTCATCCAACCAAGATTGTTACCATACACTACTGGAGGCTGAATATACACTGGAGGAGCTACGTATGTATTAGGCTGAATATGCACTGGAGGAGCTACATATACAGGAACCGATTCACGTTGTTGATTCTGGTATATCAATGCAGTGCCAATAGAACCAATAGCCATGCCAATTGCAATGTCTCTAGAGCTATTGTGGTGATGACGGGGTTGTGCTAGAGTAGAAGCAGTAGACACCGCCATCACAGTAGCTATAAGCAAAGTTTTAATATGTTTCATTTTGATTTTCCTTTTAGTTGGTCAAAGCGTATTGTGCCATTTTGGAGAATTTCTCACCGGTGAATTTCTGACCAATGCGGATAACTTGAATCAAAGACCGCATAGAAACTTCACGAGCTTGAGCTTTATATTGGTTGATAATGTTCAGAGCAGAAGTTTTAATAGAACAATCGACTTCTGGCATAAATTCTTTATCTTCCAGAATATGTTTCATACGTTCGATTTTCTCTTCAAGTTTCATCGAAACGTCTACACATACTGCACGAGTGCGAAGAGCTTGAGGAATTTTTTCTTTATTTAAGTTAGAGATAAAAATAACGCCACCGGTGAATCGGAAAGAACGAGGAAGATCTTCGTCGCGAGATTCTGCATTCCAAGAAATAATGCGTTCTGCGCTAGAATCCAAAGCGCCTTTAAGCAGATTAGCTGCAACTGGGTCGCCGAAAACATTGTCGCAGTCGTCGAGAATCAATATAGAATCTTTATTCTCGAAGAGCATGCGATACAAACCTTTCGGTGTAGAGTAACCTTTGATAACACGATAGTGTTTGCGTGGAAGCTGTTGACCTTCAACGAAAGATTCCAAATTAGACACATCAGTATAACCTTCTGCTTTCAGAGATTTGTTAACGGTGAATGTTTTGCCAATACCACCGGTACCAGTAAGAATAACTGAAGGCTGAATTTTTTCGGCAACCATAGAAACATAGTTTTCGATGAATTCGAAACGCTCGTTAATGGAAAATTGTTCTTGTTCTTGTTCTTGTTCGTCTGTTTGCTGAACTGTTTCAGATTGACGAGCGAATTGAAATTCGACGTATTTCTTGTTTTTAGAAGAGTAAGTTTTCCCGTTTTGAGCAGTAAAACTGTAAACTCCGTTTGAACATGTGATCTTCATAATAATCCTTGGTTTGTCGATGGAGTAATTATAAACTATCAGATCATTTGTGCAAATTAAACAGAATAGAATTCTACCGTATAGTCTTCTTCGTCACACTTACTAAGCCATTCGCGAAGTTCTTTAACATGTTCTTGGGCCGGATAAACTGTGCGATAGCCAATCTTAGGATATTCGAAATCTTCGTTTGCTTCGGCCGTGTAATCATAAACCGGTTCAACATAAGGAGCATCTGACGTAGATTGAACCCATTTGATGTATTCTTCGATTTTTTTCTCGTTAGTACCATTACTAAGTACTAATCGAGTAATAATTGTAGGAGTTTGATATAGAGAAAATTCTGTTTTATCAACAACAGTTTTTCTCTTGCCTTTAACTTTTACTGCAGCCTTGCGAGTTCCTTGAACGTAAAGATTTGTACTCATTTCGTATTCTAATTGGTTTGTCGATAGAATGATTATAAACTAGTCGAACATTTGTGCAAATTAATTTAAAGAGTGTGTTTAAGATGATCGATCAGTATAACAATGGAAACTGCCAGACAGCTAATCAGAAGTGATCTCTGGTCATTCTGACCCATCCAGTCATACTATGCCTTTATCAACCAAGATATGATGTACTTCTGAAATTTTACTCAGCGGAACCGGATACGTGATATTAATAGACGCTTCAGAATCGGTGCCATGAGTAACAACGGCCATTCCAAATTTTTTCGCAATATGCCGCATAGCAGCATTTTGACTCAAACACGCCATAAAAATTCTACTGATTTGAAATTCTGTCGCTAACTGATATCCGCGAGCAAATAACAATTGACCAAGCTTTTGACCGCGATATTTTTCGTCTGTCGTAAATGCAAATTCAGCCAATCCATTACCCATAGCAACATGAAGAGTCGCAATAAGGTTAGTTTGATCGTAAATTCCATACCAAAAATTCTTTTGTACATCTTCTTGATTAATGGTATTTGATACATATTTAGCGACTTGTTCGTCAGAGCAGACATATCCAAATCTAAGATAACGATCTGAATCATTTAATGAAATGATGTGATGAACAATTTCAGGACCATTTTTATGAAGAAGTCTGACTAGCGAATAGTCATGAAAATACGTTGTCATAATTTAAAATCTACAAATACCTAGTTTATGTAATGCTATAGTAGAAACTATAGCTCCAGTAATTAATCCAATGATTAATCCAATAAGAAAGTTGATCATACTTTAATTAATTTGAGACGACTACTATATTCAGCGAATACTAAATCATATGTTCTGAATTTTTCGACAAAATAAACTTCTTCAATTCCAGACTGAATCATTAATGACGCGCAATGTATACATGGTGAATGCGTTAGAAATACTTTCCCATGATTGATAGAAATACCTCTGCGAGCAGCATGAGCAATTAAATTCTGTTCGCAATGGATTACATTATCTTTAGTGACCAATTTATATGTAGGTTTGTTAGAAGTTAAATCAATCAATGGAAATTCATCTGACGGAGAACAATTGATATGCTGAGCATATTCTTTTCGTTCGCAAGAATTATCAGCGCCTCTTGGAGTTCCGTTGTATGAATAAGCAATAATATTTCCGTGTTGATCTGTAATTACTCCACCAACTTTGAGGCGTATTGCATAAGATTGTTCAGCTGCTAATTTGGCAACAGAAATTAAAAAATCTATTTCTTTTTGTTTCATTTTATTTCATTAAATGTCGATAGAATTTGATTCACTGAAATGTTTTTATATTCAATAACTTTAGCACCATGAGTGTTTCCTGCAAAATATCCAATAGTTTCAGTTGGAGTTATACTAAACTTCCAATAGCCAATCGGAACCGGAATCATAGACGCGCCAATAGTCGGCCATAGATCATTATAAATTGGAATATTGACAACATATACATCTGTTGGCTGAGCGATCGCGTATTTTCTAATTTTTAATTCTAATGCAGTCCAAGCTTGACGATTTAATGTAGAATCTTGAGGAGTCATATTAGACATCAAAAACGTATCTCTCATCTCTTCTGGAGATGATGCATCATCAGCTGGTACTATATGACCTCTGTCATAATTAGAACCTGCATAATCTGCTACTTTAGGACCAGATTTTAGTCTAGTATCAGTACGATATGAATTGACTCTATTTGCTGATCCAATGGCAGAACCTACCACAAGACGCTCTGAAGCAAAAACTGCTGAGTTTTTATTTTGATCAAATAACACTACATAGAATGAATTACATAATTCTACTGTGTCAACAATAACGATAGGAATTCCGTTTGGATATAGATGTGGGCAATTGCTTGAATATGTATAACTGCTAAATACAAACAAGCAAGAAAATAACAATTTTTTCATAATTATAAAACGATACATTAATTAGGGCAGCCTGACGTACAAACTGAGGTGACTCCGCCTACGAAAACGCGATTCAGGATTTGAAGAGCTTTGAATGCCTACATACTTTCGTATGGTCACAGGCTAATCTTTGTGCTTTCAAAATTTGAGACGTGAAACATAAATTTTAAACTTTGAACTTTGAGACTTAAGCTTTGAGTTTAACAAAACCCTCATCGGGTCTTAAGCGTGTATAGTTCGTTTGTATAAAACAAATGATTGGGCATATTTTGATACTGAGCCCAGAAGTAAGGTCGTTCTAGTCTGTTCACCCTAACAATGTATTTCTCTTATTTAAATTTTGATTTCTGTCCTGGCGTTACTTTCGGATAATGTAAAATCAAGCTCAGTAGCAACTAATGAGATCTCTTCTTCTAAAGCAGCAATCTTGGCAACAATGTCCATCGGATCAATCAAAGCTGCTTCTTTCATTGCTTTCTGAGGTTTGGCGATCAGATCATATGAATCTTTGTCAAGCTTAGACTTATCTGAACCATATACAGTCTTCAGATTAGAATCGATAGCAGCTTCAAGTTGAGCATTCAACTGAGAAACTTCGGCTTGAGCTTTAGTATGCTGACGCTTGAGCATATTTAACAACGCTTGCTGATTAACAACTGATTTCTTCAGTTCAATAGCTTCGGCGACAGAATAAGTCATTGAACCAAGACTTACCATAGTAGTAGCATTAGATTTAACCAACGCAGCTTTGATCGCTGATCGCTGAGCAAACAGCGATGTAACTGAATCATATGCAGATTGAATCTGAGATTTGCTCTGCTCTACGGAAACGCCTGAAACTCCAAATACCTTAGTTTGCGCACCAGCACCAACCGATACGCCGATAAACGTCGACCCCATCACTGCCCGATTAATTCTGTCGTCAATTCTTTTCAATTCGGCCAAAGCACGAGTTACACTCATTGTAGTCATAATCATTCACCTTTCATTTTAGAAGCAATTTTCTTGCGTTGTTTCACTGCATCTAGACCCAACGAATCTAGATAAGCCAATTGTTGAGCTGGAGTCATCTTAGCCCAAGCAGCATTCCGAGTAATTGCCTCGGCGCGTTTTACACTTTTATCTTTCATTTGGAATACTCCATCTAGTTAAAATTTTCATAATTTATTATACTTCTATATTGAACAGAAGTAAAATTTTTGTTTGGCACGGGATCTAGGTAACGCTCCTAGTTAGGCTGATTCAAAGTCAGCTATCGTACTTTATGATTCATCCCGCATAAATTTGGCAGAATATTTCGGAGTCGAACCGAACGACCGTTTTACCGATCTACAGTTTAGCAAACTGCTGCCTTTACCGCATGGCTCATATTCTTTAATTAATCCTCATTCTCGAATGTTTTGGAAGCTTTGCTACAAGAAAGGACATCTGATCTACCAATATATTTCTATTAGAGATGATCAAAGCTTCTGCTCTATCTGGAACATAAGGAATATATAGAAGTTCCATTCTTGCTTCTTCTAGTGTCATACAATCTTTATGGCAATTACATTGTTTGCAAGCTGTGACGCAGTTAGTCCAAGAGTTTTCGCCACCACGAGAGGTAGCTAAAATATGATCTCGAGTAGCATCAGCCCCGACAACATGTTTTCCACAATATGCGCATGTATACAAGTCACGACCAAAAAGATTTCTATTAGTCAATGGAACAGATCTGGTCTTGTTATTTATTTTACCGCGTAAAGCAATAATAGAAGGAACTGAAACTGTCGACTGAAGTCCAGTCAGACGAGAAGTGCCACCACGATAAATTGTTTCATCGCCAAGAGACCACGCGATCAAATCTTTGCATTTATAGATAATCCCATCTTCCCAGGAACTCCAGGCTTGAGGGTGGCCAGCTGAATCTAGAGTTAGCACTTGGGGAAACATGATATATCCTTTCTAATCTTGAATTTGTATAAACCTTTTTTCTTGTATTGTGAGTTCGCCGAAGAATTTTCTTGGATTGCCACACATAACACAATTCGAATCGCCGCATGTCATAGCATGTAATTTTGCATAAGAATGTTCAGGAGAAGTATTCTTATGTCTTTTGGCAATCTTTACTTGTTTCTTGATTGTATTTTCATCCTTGAACAATCTCTTGGAATGTCTAATTTTATCGTCTTCGTGAGACATACAATAATCCTTAACTGGTAGTGATAGAATGTACTGCCCCTTCTTCTTGAGCTTATGAAACTCAGGTCCTACTTTTGTGAATCACAAAAGTAGAATAGTATGAAACAAAATATCTGTGCACATTCTTTTTGTATCATCTGATGCTATTCTATAAAACGTCGCGTGCACATTTAGAGTCATCTGTCAGAGTGGTAGGATTCGAACCTACGATGTGATTTCTCACTCCTGCTCCCAAAGCAGGCGACATGGACCGGGCTAATCGACACTCTGACAGATGACTCTCACTTTACTCTCTAAATTTTTTGGTATGAGAGCCAGGTACTGCCCCTGGTTATCCTGTTTGGCAAACAGGTAGATTACTTTTATCCTACACCCACATGCTGCACAAAATTTGTCTTTTTATACGCCTTGTGCAATGGCGATTATTTGTTAAAAACTTTGTGCTGACCGTCTAAGAATCGAACTTAGCTTATTTTCCGTTAACAGCGGAACGCCTACACCTTGTTTGCTTACGGTCAGCACAAAGTTTTATTCTTTTCGTGTATAAACATGACCAAACCTGTTATTTATACTTGAGACATCTTAACGTGAACTTGGCGTCGTGGTCAATCCAATGTCTTACTAAATTCTTGGTAAGTCGTCCACATCCTTACCTTTGTGCCTAAAGTTTATTTATGGAGTGGCACTTATCTGTAACTCCAGTGGATTTAATTCATGGTGCTCCTGTGAGGACTTGAACCCCACTATCTGGATTACAAAACCAGCGCATCGCCATCAATGCTTCAAGAGCGTATTCTTACTATTTTCTATTTAATTCTGTGGGACCCAAGGGACTCGAACCCTCATCGTTCCAATTATGAGTTGGACGCATTCACCAATTATGCTAAAGTCCCATTAATTCTGGTACCTCTTGGTGGAATTGAACCACCGTTTAACGATTATCGGTCGTTTAGTTTACCATTAACTTAAAGAGGCATGTTGGAGCAGGTAGCCGGTATCGAGCCGAGCTATTCAAGTTTGGAAGACTAGTGTGTATCCGTAAACACCTTACCTGCATATGTTGGCGGTCCCAAGGGGTAACGCTCCCCTTCTTCGACAGTGACAGTGTCGTGTGCGTCTATGAACACTTTAAGACCTAAATCTGGGTGCAACCAATTGGGATTCATACCCTGTTGTTTCTCGACTCTGTTTTTTTACACTTTGCCGACGCTGTTAATCACAGCAAAGATAACTGGTCACTGGCTATCTAACACTTACTCCGTGGTTCTTGCTTTCCACTTGATTGCTTAATAAAATTAGAAGTTATGAGTACCATACGGGTTTCGCTCCCGTCTCAGTAGGGTGAAGGCCTACTCGCCACACTAGCTGCGTCATGGTACAAAATTCTTGGTGGATTCTCTAGGTAACGATCCTAGCGAGCATTAAAGCAAGGGATTTAGTAGAATACCCGCTTTAGCAGACACTCTTGTCAGTCCCTCCCGTCTCCTTAGCGGAATACGCATCCAAATTAATTATCTCAAAACATACATGCCGCAATATATCTATGACATGATTCTTTACGGTTGTTACACCATTATTGCTTTATGCTTTGAGATAATTCCTTACGCATTTATCTAGCGAAAGAAACCTATCTATTAAATTTTTAAAGAAAATTTCTATTAGAATCCTCGATGGAATTCTAAGCTTTACCTGTAGGTTCTCAGATTACCTACCAACTTGTTTCCTTGTTGATAGAGTAATTATAAACCAATGAAACATGTGTGCAAATTAATGATTGGTGCGTAGTACAGGAGTCAAACCCATATCTGATGGTTCGAAGCCATCTACACTTTTCGTTGTACTAACCACGCGTACGCAAACTCATATAATTATTGGTACATCCTGACGGAGTTGAACCGCCGACCTACTGCTTGTAAGGCGGCCGCTCTACCAACTGAGCTAAGGATGCATATCTGGTACAGACGGTCAGACTTGAACTGACAACACCAAGATTTTCAGTCTTGTGCTCTACGCGATTGGAGCTACGTCTGCGTATATTGTTTGGCAAGTCACCACGGTAACGCTCCGTGCCCTGCAGTTTTGGAGACTGATATGCAGCTTCTACACTTGTGACTTATATTTGGAGGAAGCGGTGAGATTCGAACTCACGGGGCGTTTTAAGACCCTCCAGTTTTCAAGACTGGCGCAATAAGCCGGACTCTGCCACGCTTCCGTTATTCTTGGTACCCCAATCAGGAATTAAACCTGAATCTTAACCTTCGCAGGATTATGTGATATTCATTTCACTATTGGGATAAATTCTTTTTGTGCGAATGGTGGGACTCGAACCCACAAAATCTTGCTTCTAAGGCAAGCACGTCTACCAATTGCGTCACATTCGCTTACTTAACTTGTGGGGCGATCGACCGGACTTACACCGGCTAATATATTGCTTCACAGGCAATAGGCTCGACTACTTCGCTTTCAAACGCCATAACCATTTGGTACGCCTGGCCGGACTTGAACCGGCACGCCCTTACGGGCACGAGATTTTTTTGAACACCCGCACAATAGCAGATGTTCCGTAGAAGTCTCGGGTGTCTACCAATTTCACCACAGGCGCGTATATATTAAACTGGCGCGTCCGGAGGGATTCAAACCCCCGACAAATGGTGTAGAAGACCACTACTCTATTCGCTGAGTTACGGACGCATAAATTCTGGTGGCGTTGCAGAGACTTGCACTCTGTTAGTCGGATTAAAAGTCCGATACTTCACTGCTAAAGTTTCAACACCATTAAAGTTGGAAGCGAGGGGTGGAATCGCGCCACCAAGGCCGAGCTTATGAGACTGGCCGAGAACTTTCATCCCCGCTGTATATCTGGAAGTTCCATAGAGAATCGAACTCTATTAAACGGGTTTGCAATCCGCTGCCTATCCAACTGGCTCTGGAACCATATTATTTGGTGGAGAATGCCGGTACCGCCCCGGCTTTTACTGCGTGCAAAACAGTCGTGTTACCTTTTATCACTAATCCCCCGAAAATCATTTTTAATCAATCTTCCGACCGAAATCTCCATCCAGCAGTTACTCCACCGAGTAGGTCTTGAACCTACGAAGATTGATTAAAAATGAGACCTAATTGCAAGTTGGGTTCGAACCAACATTAAGGCCGATAAGGGCCCCATCTTAACCAGTTAGATGATTGCTAGGTCTACCGGGTCATGACTCCCGGCAATGGAATTGGTTAATTACTCCAATTGATTCCATATTAAATTGATCAGAGTTATG